TGGGGCAAACCCAACATTTGCTGAAGTTGTAGCGATGGAAACTGCGGTAGCAGAAGACAACGCGCTGCAAGGCAACTTGGCTTATATCCTGCCAGCCAGCATGTACGGTGCGTTGAAGACAACTGTAAAAGACGCTGGTTCAGGCCAGTTTGTTGTTGCTCCAGACGGATCAATGAACGGTTACAATGCAATCGTATCAAACCAAGTCACTGCTGGTGATCTGTATTTCGGCAACTTTGCTGACTTGCTGATCGGCATGTATGGCGGTTTGGACATTGTTGTAGATCCATATACTGCGTCTAGCTCAGGCACAGTACGGATCGTCGCACTGCAAACTGTAGACGTAGCTGTACGTCACGCAGTAAGCTTTGCATTCAACAATGACGGTTCATAAGAATGCTAACTTGGGAGGGCCACTTGGCCCTCCTTTCCAATAAGGGGCAAAAGATGAAATACATTATCCTTAAATCCTGTGTTGCTGCTGGCCAAGCTAGAAAGGCTGGAGACATAGTTGAATTGAGCGCGGATGAAGCTACTGCGCTAAAAGGATATGGACGTATTGACGTGGCTCCAGAGCCTAAGCCTATTAAGGCTCCTACGGATCGGGCCGCAAAGCCTAAAACCACAAGGGCGAAAAAATGAAGATTACTCTGATTAAAGACGCATCTTGGGGCGGTAAGAACGGCAAAGCTGGTGCAAGCCATACAGTTGATGATCGTGTTGCCCAGAAGCTAATTGATCGCGGATATGCTAAGTCATATGTAAAAGAAGAAAAGGCTGAAGAAGATGGCACTGCCACTAGCGAGTGATTTAGCCGAAATATTCAACATTGATGAGTTCGCTCAATCAATCACATATCAACGCGCTGCTGGGCGTGGGGATAGCACAATCAAGGCTATCTTCGACAACGAGACTATCCCAATTGACGCTGGTGGAATGACAACTGTTCATCAGGAGCAGCCTAGAGTAACGTGTCGAACCGTAGATGTTCCATACATTCAGTATGATGACGCTATGATAGTATCATCAGATACTTATTATGTTCGCGCTTGGATACATGATGGCACTGGCGTTACTGTTGTGCAGTTGGAGAAATCTTAATGGCTCATGTTAGGCAGCAAATAAGAGACAGAATTGTCTCTGTGCTGAAGTCCAATGCATTATTGGTGAGGCGTAGGGTGTTTTCGTCTAGGGTATATGCTCTAACAGAGAAAGACCTTCCTGCGATTACGGTTTATACGGGATCAGAAGCATCTGCTCTGCAAACCATTGGTGTAAAAACGTCTGCGCGTATTGTTTCTGTTGAGGTGGATATATACGTGCGAGCAACGAATAATTTTGATAATGATGTGGACGCTATCGCTGTCCAGATCGAAGAGGCAATAGCCAATGACTTCAATGTCAATGGCCTTGCAAAGTCGGCTGTATTAACTGCCACAGACATCAACTTTTCAGGTGAAGCGGAACAACCAGTAGGTTCCGCAAAGCTGACATTTGATGTAAGGTATGATACAGCTATCGATGACGTAGAAACGGCCAGATAAGGAGGCTCCAATGGCTACACACACAGGCAGCGAAGGAACCGTAAAGGTCGGTGCTAACGCTATAGCAGAAATCCGCTCTTTCAGCTTAGAGGAAAGCGCGGATACCTTAGAAGATACAACTATGGGCGACACTGCTCGCACATACAAATCATCTTTGACAACATTCACTGGATCAGTTGATGTTTTCTGGGATGAAACCGATACAACGGGTCAAGGCGCTTTGACTATTGGCGCTTCTGTTACGCTTAATGTTTATCCAGAGGGCGATGCTTCTGGCGATACATACTACAGCGGTGCAGCCATCGTTACCGGCGTTACACGTTCATCATCATTTGATGGTCTTGTGGAAGCGTCAATAACTGTGCAAGGTAGTGGGGCATTAACAGCTACAACGGTGTAACCCATGTCTAACCCTATAGACGCCTTAGACGATTATTTATCGAATATCGAAACAAGGCATATAGAAGTAACTTTACGCGCAGGGGCCAAGCCTCTGCGTGTTTACTATACCCCTATGACTTCTGGAGAGATGTCATCTATCCAGCGGAAGCATTCGGACTTTCCATCTGCCAACATAGACGCCTTGATTGATCTGATTATCTTGAAGGCTCTAAAGGAGGATGGCGAAAAGGCTTATACGATTGAACATAAGCCTAAACTGAAGCGCATCCCCCATGAGGTGATTTATAAATTGAGCGCACCCATGATGTCTGCTGGCTCTGTTGAGGAAGCTGAGGGAAACTAAAGAAAGACCCATTCAGGTTTAATTTAATCGCGTTAGCAGATAGATTGGGCCGCACCATTAGTGAGATTGAGAAAATCACGCTAACGGAGTATAATGAATGGGTCGCATACTTTAAGATCGTGGACGAAAGGCGGGAAGAAGATGGCAAGCGCAGAACAGCTAAAGTTTGAACTTCTTGCGGTTGACCGCGCTAGTCGGCCTATTAAGCAAGTTCAGGGCCGCGTCAGAAACTTTGATCGTCAGATAAAGCAAAGCTCAATACAGATGAACAACTTTGGCGGGTCAGTTACTGGCGCGCAAAAGAGCTTGCGCAAATTTGCTTTAGGTGGCCTACAGCAAGCGGGTTATCAAGTGGGCGACTATGCTGTTCAGGTCGCCAACGGCACAAGTAAGATCCAAGCATTTGGCCAACAGGCTGGTCAATTCTTTCAGATATTTGGGCCATTCGGTGCGGTGCTTGGCGCGGCCATATCTGTATTCTCTGCATTCAAGATGGCGGCAGACAGAGCCGCCGGTGCGACGAATAATGTGGAAACTGCGGTAACTCAGTTATCTGCGGCTTATGATACGTTAGATAGTATAAACTTTGATGGAATCGGTAAGGATATGGCATCTATTGCTGATCCCGTAATCCAAAAATATTCAGATTTACTAGGATTAGTAAGGAGGGTTGCAGAAGAGCAAAGAAGCCAAGCTTTGCAAACCATCTTAGAGGATATCGCTCCAGAGGAAAGCCTTATGCAAGCGCAGTCTGATATGCTTAAAAGGCTTCAGACTGATCTTGCGAATAATGTAACTCTTACTAAAGCGCAAAACACGATTTATGACCATTTAGTAGCTACCATTGATGGCAGAGTGACGGCTGAGCGAATTATTCTTGGAATCCAAGGGAAAACGAGGCAAGAGGCCGCTGAAAGTTTACAGAATGCAATTAGTAAACTTGACGCTGAAAAATTGCTTACTCCTGAGCTAGAAAAGCAATTAGACACTTTCGCCAGACAGCAGGGATTGCTAGGTGTGATCAAGTCGGAAGTCAGCGCCGCCAAGGATGAGGCGTCTAAGACATCAGATGCATACAGAGATATATTGGGCAGCACATATGGGCTTATTCAGGCTGAAGAGGCGATAAAGCAGCTTTACATTGAGAAAAATGGAGCCATAGATAAGACTGCCGCAAACTACGTTGACGTATTGGGCAGCGAGCAAGGTCTGGCACAAGCAGTGGCCGCAACCAATCAAATCTATGCAGCTAGATTAAAGGCGAGGCAATCGGAAGTACAAGCCGCCAGAAACGCATTTATCGTGGAGGCTTCTGTGACGGTTGCGGAAACAGAAAGGGCAAAAGCAATAAAAGCAATGCAAGACGCTTACGCTGAGCTAACCTCTGGTCAAGATGAAGCGAATACCAAAACGAAGGAAACCGCCAAGATCATCAAGACTGAGTTAAGCCCAGAGCTTATGCGGATCAAGGACGCAGCAGAGATGGTGGGCAGTTCATTTGAGAACGCTATGATGTCTATGGTAGATGGCACTATGACAGCCGAAAACGCATTTAAATCAATGGCAAGCAATATCATAGCTGAGCTTTATCGTATTTATGTAGTCAAACAGATTACGGGATTTATTTCTAGTGCATTCACAGCAGCATTTTCACCTAAGCTCGCTGGAACCGCCGGTGGTGGCGGGAAAGCCATTGGTGGGCCGGTTCAGGCTAATCAGTCTTACGTTGTCGGTGAGCGTGGGCCAGAGATGTTTGTGCCATCACGCTCAGGTTCAATCGTGCCAAACAACCAATTAGGCGGCGGTGGCAGCGTAGTAGTCAACCAAACTATCAACGTATCCACAGGCGTACAACAAACTGTACGTGCTGAGATTAAGCAGCTAATGCCACAGATAGCAGACAGCGCTAAGGCCGCTGTAGTAGACGCTAAACGGCGTGGCGGTTCATATGGAAGGGCGTTTGCATAATGGCTATTAGTTATCCCTTGGCGCTGCCTACGCATACAGGCATTATGAATGTTGAGCTAACAGCGGTAAACGCTGTTGCATACAGCATGAGTCCTTTTACCTTCGCTGGTCAAGCTCACGCTTATTCAGGTCAAAAATGGCAGGCAGACATATCATTGCCAGCCATGAAGCGTGAGGATGCAGAGAAGTGGATTGCGTTTCTTGTTAGCCTTCGCGGTCAATTCGGCACATTCCTGCTGAATGACCCGTCAGGAACATCACCTCGCGGAACAGCGACTACAGTCAGGATCACAGGCTCTACTGGTGACAGCAGCGTAGCAACAACGATGGCAGGAACTTTGCTTGCTGGCGATTACATTCAGCTTGGCTCTGGATTGAGCGCAAGGCTGCACAAGGTTTTGCAGGATCAGAGCGGTTCTGGAACGTTGGAGATATGGCCTTCGCTTAGGGCGAACCAGTCAAACGTACTTGCAGACTTGACCAGCGCCGCTGGCGCTTTCCGCTTATCATCAAATCAGCAATCTTGGTCAGTCAACGAAGCCAGCATCTATGGGATTACGTTTGCCGCGATGGAGGCACTATGACCCGCAGCACCCCAGCATCACTACTGACAGCATTGAGCCAGCCAGAAGTACAACCGTTTTACGCAGTCGAGATGGACTTTGACACTGCGCCAGTTCGCTTCTGGACGGGTTACGGTGATAGGACAATAAGCGGAGATACTTATCTTGGCAGTGGCAATCTGTTGTCAATAACTGGCCTAGATGAAGTTAATGACCTATCAGCAAAAAGTATTACCTTGCAGTTATCTGGAATGCCTACCTCACTGGTGTCTCTGGCGCTGCAAGAGCCATATCAAAACCGTGAGTGCAAAGTCTACTTTGGCACAACCGACACTACAACGCCGATTGAAGTATTCAGTGGCTTAATGAATGTGATGACGATTGAAGACAGCGGTGAAACCAGCGTTATATCTCTGACTGTTGAAAGCAAATTGATACGACTGGAGAAGTCATCTAACTGGCGCTACACAGAAGGCAGCCAGAAAGCCCGCTATCCTAGTGATACATTTTTCAATTATGTTTCTGACTTACAAGACAAAACCTTAGTCTGGGGTAGAACGTCTGAGGATGACTGATGGCGGCTAGAGAGCGACTAAACAGCTATCTTAAAGACATGAGGGGAAAGCCTTTTTCATGGGGCGAGCATGATTGCTTGACGTTCACCAATGATGCCTTTGTACAGATGTATGGCTCTGGTTGGGCTGATGATTGGCTTGGTCGATACATGGAAGGCAACAGAGTTTTTCGTCGCAAAGAGCTAATAAAAGAATTTGGCTATTCTGACTTTAGCAAAGCAGTTGATGACAAGTTGCAGCGCGTTGACAGCATACCACCGCTTGGAGCTTTGGTTACAACAAAAGAAGCTCAAAGATGGATCATAGGTGTAGCTATGGGTATCTGCACTGGAACCAAGGCTGTTTTTCTATCTAAAGAGGGTTTGTTGTTCTTGCCAATAGATTACATTCACCAAGCATGGGTTAAGATATGAAGAATAGTATTCCCTACAATGTACTTAGAAATCCTAATGCTTGGGAGAATGCCCCAAGAGGTGCGGTTGCAACTGCTGTTGGAGGCGCTTTAGGGTTCTCTACTACTACGTTATTTGGTAGTGCCGCAATTACCTTTGGCACCGGCTTGAGCGCCATAACGATTAGCACAGCCTCAGTTGTGGGCTATCTTATCACAACGGCCATTACCTCTTGGGCCTTATCCGCTTTAGAGCCTAGACCTGATTTTTCGTCTTTGCAGGGTATTCTGGTCAATGCGCGAGAGGCTACAGCTTCTGCTGATTTTATTTATGGTGAAGTTCGTAAGGGCGGCACTGTTACTTATTATGAATCAACGGGAGATAAGAACAAGTTTCTTCATCAGATAATTGTTCTAGCGGCGCATGAAGTTCAGCAGATTGGCGACATATATATCGACGATGAAATCGTAACGATTGACAGCAATGGTTTTGTTACCGGCAACACTTGGGAAAGCAAAATCCGAATACAGAAGTTTGACGGGAGCCAAACGCAGGCACCAGCAGATTTGCTATCAGAGTCGGAGCTAACAGGTTCAAACGCGCTTACATCTGACTTTGTGGGCAATGGTATTGCTTATTTATATGTGCGCTATGAGTATGACAAAGATGTATTTGCAAGCGGCGTTCCTTTAGTCACAGCGGTTGTGCAAGGTAAAAAGGTTTACGATCCGCGAACATCTGCAACGGCATATAGCAATAACGCAGCACTTTGCATTCGTGACTTTATCAAAAGTACATATGGGCTAAATGACAGCGCGATTGATGATGTGAGCTTTTCCGCTGCGGCTAACGAAAGCGATGAGAATGTAACTCTGAGCGGAGGTGGTACAGAGAAACGGTACACGATGAACGGTATTGTTAAAGCTAGTTCATCAATCGGTGACGTTCTTGGGAAGATGTCTACCGCTTGTGCCGGTACGCTGTTCTGGGGTTCTGGGTATTGGAAACTCAAGGTTGGCGCTTATAGCTCGCCAGTAAAGACCTTAACGCTTGATGATCTGCGCAGTGAAATTACTTTAAGCACCAGAACAAGTATGCGCGACAGCTTTAACGGTGTTACCGGCACGTTTAACGATGCATCCGCAGACTTTATTACCGCTGACTTCCCTGCAATCAAAAGCAGCGTATTTAAAACAGAAGATGGCGGCGATGAGCTTTTGCTTGATTTGCCATTGCCGTTTACGACTAGCGCGGCGACAGCGCAGCGCATTGCCAAATTGACGCTGTATCGCGCCCGCGAGCAAATGGCTATTATCGCAGACTTTGGGCTTGAGGCGTTTAATGTTGAGGTCGGTGATATTATAGCGTTTACCAATGAACGTTATGGCTTTGATGAAAAAGAGTTTGAGGTTTTAGGTTGGAAGTTTGCAAGCAATCAAGATGCTGGCGATCTTCGCATTACTTTAACGCTGCAAGAAACATCTTCTTCTGCGTTTGACTGGAATGCGGAAGAGCAAGCCATTATTGATAACAACACAAACTTGCCAAGCCCAGCAGGCGGTTTGACTGTTACCAACGTGGCAGTTGCGGATAAGGGCGGCATACAGAAGGACGGAACTTTTGTTGGCCAAGCTCTTGTGACTTGGACGAAAGCGACAAACTCATTCATCGAAAATTATGGCGTAGAGTGGAAAGACGTTGATGAAACTGTTTATCAAACGGCGCAATCTGATGGCGCAGATAACTCTATCATAATTAGCCCACTAGAAACCGGCACACAGTACAACGTGCGCGTCAGGGCTATAACTGCGAGTGGTGTGACCGGCACTTATGCTTCTGCAACACCATATACACATGGCGGTGACACAACTGCGCCATCACCTGTTACCAGTTTAAGTGCAGTTGGTGGGCCTAAGAATGTCACGCTTGACTGGACTGCGCCAACAACAGACAGCGATGCCTCCACCTTATATGACCTCAAAGGCTACAACGTATATCGGAATACATCTAACAGCGAGCCTGCATCACCTTCTGCATTCTCAGGCTCCGACAAGTTTGTTGATGGTGGCTTGGCCGCAAGCACAGCCTATTATTATTGGGTTAAGGCTGTAGACTATAGTGGCAACGAAAGCACATCTGTAGCTTCTGGATCAGTCACCACTGATGCGGCTGTCGTTTCTACAGACACACGCATTTATACTGGTGTGGTTTATTATCAAACACTACAGCAGGCGCAGCCTTCTACTCCAAGCGCAACTAGCTTTAATGAAAGCACTCTTGCTTTAGGTGGTCTTACGTCAGGGTGGTCTGAAAGCCAGCCAAGCGTTGAAATCAGCAGCTTGCTGATTAAGGAGTGGTCATCAAAATACAAGGTAGAGTTTGACGCTCAGAATAATTCTACGATTACCTTCGCCACACCTAATGGCGCATTTCAGGTAACAGATGATTTAGAGAGTGATAACTATGTTGCTAACACTTCTGGCTGGAAGCTTGAGCGCGACACAGGTGACATTGAAGTAAACTCTGGTTTGTTTCGCGGCGACATAACGGTGCGCGGTGACATTACGTTCACAAACCAATCGCACACTAGGGCGCTTATTGGTGGCCCATTTGAGCATATTGATAGCTCAGGCACCATAAACAGCTACCTAGATGGCTCTGGGCTTTATGTGTTTGTGCTAATTGGCGCTGGTGGATCTGGCACTCAAAGCGACACAGACGAAAGCAATCAGACTGCTGGTGGGGGAGGCGCTGGGGGTTGCTGCATCTTTGCGTTCGATTGGGATGGCTCAACTACTCTTTCCTTCGCGAAAGGTGCTGGCGGCGTTTGGTCTGGGGGTTCTGCTGGGGCAGGAGCAGCATCAACATTTAGTTATAGCGGAAGCGTTATTGCAACAGCAAATGGCGGCGCTGGCGCTCCAGCATACACCTCAAGCGGTGGCACAGCCGCTGGGGGAACTACATCTTTTACAACAGGTGTTGTTACTTTCTTTTCAAGTGTTGGCAGAAATGGCGGCAGTTCAACAGTTACTGTTCGTCAAGCTGGTGCTGGTGGTGGTGTTGATTTCTTTGGTGATAACGGCGGCAATACAACAGGCTCTGAATATGCTGGCGTTGATGGTGGAAGCCCTTACGGCCAAACCCCTAGCACTGCTGACACTAGGTTGATTATGAACCTAAACCGCACATTCGGCTTCATAGGTGGCGGCGGTGTGACGAACAACAGCCCAACTGAAACAGTAACTGCTGGTGATGGCGGTCTGTTCTCAGGCGGTGGTTCTGTCAAATCTACTGGTAGTGGGAATGCTGGCAATGGTGGCATAGGCGGCGGTGGGGGTGGCGCTAGGTGCGACAGCTCTCGCAATGCTGGAGATGGTGGCGATGGCGCTCTGTTTTGGAGTAAGCTGTAACGGCTACTGTTAAGAGAATTTGGGCAAGCCCACCTTGGCCTAGCATTATAATCTAAAGTGGGTTATTATGTCGTGGCATATGCTTTATAAACGATACGGAGTTCCGAAATGGCTACCTTTAACAAAGTGAACGATTTTGTTTTAAATGCAGTTCACAACATGGATTTGGCAAGCGATCAAGTTATTGTTGCACTGTCAAACACAGCACCAGGCTCAGAAAGCCCTAACCCAGCCACAGATGGCAATGGTGTTCTGGCTAATGTAACACAGGTTTCTTATACAAACCTGTCTTCTCGCAGCGTGACAACATCATCGTCAACGCAAACCAGCGGAACATATAAGCTAGTTTTGGCTGACATTACGCTGACGTCTTCTGGCGGTTCAACCGGCCCGTTTCGCTATGTCTACATCTACGATGACACAGTGACTTCCCCTGCTGATCCTCTGATCGGTTATTACGACTATGGTTCATCACTAACGCTTAACGACGGAGACAGTCTTACAGTAGACTTCTCTGCTGCAAATGGTGTTCTGCAAATCGCATAAGGTGACTTGACATGGTAACGCTCGCAAATCGAGTAAAAGTTGCAACTGCGACTACTGGTACAGGTATTATTACGCTGGGGTCAGCGGAGGACGGTTATCAAACCTTCGCTGGCGGCGG